GTACACCGTGTGCGTGCCGTTGTACGCCGCTCCCACGCCTGCGACTGTCACCGATCCGCCCACCACGATCTCGTTGGGGGTCAATGTGGTGGCGGTGACGTAGCCGGGAACGATTACCCCGTATTGGACTGTGTAGGTCGCCATGGGGCGGCCCCTCCGATCAGGCCTGGGTGATCTTGCGGATCATCGACGACACGGCAGCGAAGGTGCTGACGTAGCCGTAGAAGGAGAAGGTGCGGCCGAGGGTGGAGGGCACTTCGACGGACATGAGGCCGCGAACCTGCTCGTAGAACTCGAACGCCTTCTGACTGTTGGTGATGATCATGGTCTTGGCAGCGAAGTTGCTGTCCACGACGATCTCGAGTCCGAGCGGGTTGGAGCCGACCCATGTGGTGGCGTTGCCGCCGCCAAGGGCGTTGAAGCCCTGCAGACCGGCCGAACCAACGTACGGGAACACCGGACGGTTGGAGCCGTCCACCAACTGGCCCATCTGACCCCACACGTCCGGGCTGACGAAGATGGTGTCCGGGAAGAAGTTGGTTCCGTTGGACACGTCGACGGCCGCGTCGTAGATCGACTTCATCAAGTCGGTGGTGGTGCCGTCCCACACGCCGCTCGAGGTGGCGGCGGTCAGCAAATCGTCGGCCGCCTTGTTGTCCGAGGCCAACATGTATTCGCCCATGAGGTCGTTGAGGATCAACTGCATGGCGGCGGGCGACGTGAAGTCCATGTCCTGTGCCGACAAGGTGACCTGACCGGCGAGCGTGGTCTTGGTGACGCTGTTCGATGCGATGACCATGGTGGTGGCTGACACTGCGTTCAGTTCGGCGGCCTGTGCGGCAACCGACGTGTGCGTGGTGATGGTCGGACGGATGAACGTCTTTTGTGCACCGCCGTCCGGGTAGGCACGGGCACCCAAACGGTTCACGACGGGGCGAACGAAGTTGATGTTCTGCACCAACGGGCCGAGCACCGGCACCGGCAACAGACCGGGCGTGTCGGTGGTGATGACATCGCCAGCGGCGGCCTCAAACGTGGACTGGTTTTCCTTCTTCCAGTCGACGACCTGACTGTTCACCTTGGCGAAAGTTTCGCCGCCGATGTGGTAGGCGGCCATCCATTCACCGGCCGAGGGGAGGCGGGGAGCCTTCTTCGGGGCCGCGAATTGGATCAGCGGGTTGGTGGGTGCGGCTTCGGGGGCGGCGGCTTCGACTTCGGACACTTCGTTCTCCTCGTTCAGGATTTGCTGGTTTTCGGTGTCGGGAGTCGTGTCCGCCGAGGCGGCCACATCGGTGATGGTAGCACTGGCAAATGCCGGGATGGGGACAAGTGACAATTCCCGCCATTCGGCGGCGGTGATGACGGTGGTGCCGTCCTCCATTTGGTAGGAGTCGATCACGTCAACACCCACGGAAACGCTGTCCAACACGCCTTCTTTGGCCAGTTGCAACGCTTCGTCGCCCGCGGCGGTGGCGGCGATCTTGGCGGTGAACAGCATGCCTGATCCATCGGCCGCTTCGCGTCGTTCGGTGACAAGGCCGACCGGCTGGCTGGCATCGTGGTACATGAACAGTTTGGGGGCTTTGCCGTCGACGGGCAGGGAGCCGGGGGCGAACATGACGGATTCGCCACCGCTCACCGTGGCGGACACTTGATAGGGGGCTGCGAGGCCGGAGATTTCGCGGCGGCCGGACGTTTCTCCGGCTTCGGCTTGTACGTCGAGGGCGAATCCTGCTGATAGTTGAATGTGCATCAGTTCTCCAATGGTTCGGTGTCGGGGGTTCGTGTGGTTTCGGGCATTTCTTCCATGGCATCTTCCATGACACCTTCGAGGTAGTCGTCGATGTCGAATTTGACGTAGGTGCCTCGCGGTAGCACGTTGTTCATGCTCAACGTTTGTGACACGCAGTCCAGGTATTGGCGTGCACCGAACAGGTATAGATCTTCGCGTGCTCCACGGCTGGTCGTGTACTGGTACGACCCGATGTTGACACCGGCCAAGTAGAACGGGATGTTGGTGAGGCGGCACAGTTCTTTGGCTTGGAATTCGGCGGATTCGATCATCAGCATGTTGTCGGGCAACGCTTTGGTTTCGCTGTAATCCAAGAATTCGTTCAGTGCGGCTGTTTGGTTGGACATGCGTGCATTGTTGAATGCGGCCGCAAGGTCGGCCAGTTCTTGTGCCGATAGCGGTTCGCCGCCAGTCTGCTTGAGTACGCCGGACGGCATGGCGGATTGTGCGTTGCGGTAGCGGGCTTCCTCGAGGCGGAGAGCGGTGGCCACGGCTTGTTCGGACATGTAGATGATGCCTTGCACCGGGCTGATGAATTGCACCAAATCCTCAGGCGGGATCATCCCACCCTGAAAATAGACTTCGCTCGAGGGGGCGAACCACACCGGGCCGGACTGGTCTTGGGTGGTGACGGTGCCTGCGGGGAGGCGTGTGAACGATGCGGGGAAGCCGTCAGCGGTGCGGCTGGTGATGTACCAAAACGCACGACCGAAGAAGAACAGGTCGTCGAGCGTCCACGACATAAGGGTGGAGTACGGCACGGACGGGTCGGGTTGGCGTAGCCATGCTCGAGGGGCCAAGTCAACTTCTTCCATTTCCAACGATTGGTCATTCCACCGTTCGGTATACATGCACAGGTAGGTAGATCCGATCACCGATGCGAGCAGGTCCCGGGCACGGCTGATCGTCGGCACCGACATGGCACGGTTTCGTGCCTCACCCTCGTAGTAGGTGTAATAGGCACCGACGAAGTTGATTCCCTGCTGTTGGCTGGTGTACCCGCCATAGGTGCCGTAACCGTCGCGGGAACCTGACCCGGCGGCGGCCGCTTTCACATGGGGTTCAGGGGCGGGACTGATCGCCGCTTTGTTCACGCTTCGACTGAAAATTCCCATGGTCACTCCGTTGGTCGGTGGTGGCCGCCCCGCCCGACACGGGACGGACACCAGCATCCACGATAGTGCTATGGGGCGATCGCAAGTATGGGTTTCGTGCGACTTATCGGCCTTGACGACAGGGCGATAGCCCACACCATGCATCGTGCCAGCTCGATCGGCCCCGGCGATTTCTGTGATGACAGCACGGTGCCTTGTGCAGTTTTGGTGAGTACGGCACGGCAGACGTGTTCGGTGAGGGTGCGTTGCCCGCGTTGCGTCACCTTTCCCTCGATCAGCATTGACCGGACAAGGCTTGAGAATTTGAGTAGTTCGCCGTAGCCGACGATGGTGGTGCGTCGTGACAAGACTGGCGGACAGTGGATCTCGAGGGTGGGTGTCAACGCGAGCTGCACGGTTTGGTCGGTCATGACTCGTTCAATTTCCGCCCACATTTGATCCTCCGAATTGGCAACGAATTCAACGCAAACGTGGGCTTTGTTGTCCGCCACCACCGACCGAACACCCACATATCGGGCATCGTCCACGCTCGAATCCACCGCCAAAATTCCGCCAGGCGGCATCGGCTCATCGGTTTGCAGGTCAGCCCACTGGCCAGCATCCAGCCACGCTCCACGGGCGGACACCCACATGTTCAGATGGGCACGCATAAACGACTCCTTTTTCGACGCGGCCCGCAACGCTTTCACGGTCACCGTGGTGCCCAACGCCGGGTTCGCCCACCCCCACCACTGCTCATCAGCCGGATTCACACCGGGCGGCATTGACCATTCCGCAAAGTAGGTGTCGCCGCACACGCCCCCGTCGATCTCCGCCACGGCCATCTCTCGCATCTGAATCATCACCGATGACCCTTCGTCACCGGCTGTGGAAAAGCAGGCCAAGAGCGGATTGGGGCGAGCCACTTGGCTCGGCCGCAAAGCATCATCCAACGTGGCCGAAGAAATGTCAAACAGTTCGTCGACAACGATCAGGTCGTACGACCCACCATGCAAATTGGGGGTGGCGGCACGCACCTCCCACGTCGACCCGTCAGCCATTTTGACACCTTTACGGCCCAACACGTTTGACGATTTCCCCCCAAAAGTTTCCACTAAAATTGGGGCCAACATGGTGTGAATCGCTTCCGCACGGTCAAGCCGGTTAGCGACCGACAACACATGCATTGGACGGCCGCGAAGCCGGGCAACATCAGTGAGAAAAGTTCCAAGCACCGCAGACAACAAAACCGACTTGCCGTTCTGACGGGCAGTCGACACCAACGCCTCACGAAAATGCAACTCGCCATCATTATCCAACATCAACATGCCCTCAAGAGCATGTTTTTGCCAGCCCATCAGCTCAACGCCCATGTGAACGTTTGCCCAGCGTACGACCATAGTCCCCCACGACTGCCCCCCAACACCAGCCGTTTCCAATCGCGGTTGATCACGACCAATCACCCCGACATTAGGCCGGTTCCCGCCAGTTCCCGCCAGTTCAGGCCGATCCCCCAATGTGTGGCTAAAGGA